CTGAGTGGGATTACGAAGAGTCAGATGCTTACAGCTTTAAGCAACACCTTAAAAAGAAAGATGAGAAGCTTATACAATACCTAGCCAAGCACAAACACATCAGCCCATTCGGGCATTGTTTTGCTAGTTTCCATATAAAGGCTCCAGTCTTTGTAGCTAGACAGTTAGTCAAGCATAAGTTCCTACGATGGAATGAGATTAGCCGTAGGTATGTGGACAGTGAGCCTGAGTTCTATGAGCCTAGATCTTGGCGTGGACGCAGTGAGGATAAGAAACAAGGTAGTACTGGCGAGTGGTATGATGACGATCTAGATTTTGTAGTTAAGGAAAGTCACACAGCTTGCTTTAACGCCTATAAAGAGTTGCTTGAGAATGATGTATGTCCAGAGCAAGCACGTATGGTACTACCACAGTCTATGATGACTGAGTGGTACTGGTCAGGTAGCTTGGATGCGTTTGCTGATATGTGCAAGCTACGTTGTGCGTCTGACACACAGGCCGAGACACAAGAGGTAGCCAAACAGATTAGCGTCAATATGCACAAGTTGTTTCCTGTTTCTTGGATGGCATTAGCAAAGGATAAAAGATAATGGCAGGTAACATTAAAGGTGCAATCAAGGCATCAGCTATAGTCGCATTTATAATAGCTGGTCTACCTATACTGATTGCTATGACGTATGACGAGTTTCCTCGCTACTGTAAGCAAACTATTCTACTACCTTGTATAGGAGTAAGTGATGAATAAACGTATACCAATGAAGGGCGGTGATGAGTATGATGGTCTTACTAAGGGGCGCAGATTTCTACACTGGAAGACAGGTCAACTAAAGAAGATCAAACGTGCCTACAACAAAAGGTTCCGTAAGTATAACAAAAAGGTAATAATAGATGAGTGAATACATAAACAAACCAGTAAAAGTAACAGAGGTAGAAGAACACGAGGATGGTAGTGCCACATTACAAGTGGAGTGTGACCCTGAGACATTCGCAGCTATTTTTAACGTAGGGTTTGTAACACTAATAAAAAGAGGTTTAGAAAATGAAAAGTGGCAGACTTGTGTAAGCTGCGGTGGCCCTGCAATGAATAAGATGTGCGGGTTTTGTTTAGAGGAAGAGTGATATGAACCTATCAGAATGGATTCCATACTTAATAGCCTTGTCAGTAATACTAATGAGCATTGGATTTATTCCCGGGGTTCTGTTATACCTTGTCGTAATGAGATTGAAGAGGATGTTTAAGAAATGAGTATGGCTGGAACGATAGAAGATATGCGTTGGCAAATAAAGCAACAACAGAAAGAGATAGATACACTCAGAAGGTTCCTAACTAAGAATAAACTTATTAGAGAGTTTGATGATGAAGAACGTAAGAGAGCATTAGAGAGATACGAGGCTAATCAAATATGACACAAGAGATAGCGCATCAGCCTTGCCCATACGTAGAGTGTGGGTCTTCTGATGCATTTAGTTTCAACACGAGTGGGTTTGGCAAGTGTCACGCTTGTGACAGATCTTACCCATCTAAGTACCAGAAATTTGAGTGGGCAGCTGAGAAGTACCCCTTACCACAAGGATCTACTATGACATCTAATGTAAGAAGCCTACCCCAAAGATCAGAAAATACCCAAACGGGTAGTTATATAGCTATGAGGGGTATAACTCAGAAAACTATGGAAGACTACGGTGTTCTTACCTATCCTGATCGACAAGAGTATGTCTATCCTAGTGGTGGTAAGAAAGTTCGCAGACTAGAAGATAAAGTTTTCTACACAAAAGATAACTTCAAAGGTGATGAACTGTTTGGTATGAACCTATTTACGGCTGGGTCATCTAAGATGGTCACGATCACTGAGGGTGAGCTTGATGCATTATCAGTGGCTCAGATGCTTAAGAGTAACTACACTAACCCTGTGGTGTCTCTGCCCAGCGCAACACCTTCTAAGAAACTGTGGGAGAACTGTTCAGACTGGTTAAATAGTTTTGAGAAGATTGTTCTATCAGTTGACAATGATGAAGCTGGTAATGCAGTAGCTGATAAGATAGCAAAGCTATTCCCTAACAAAGTCTACCGTGTTCCTCACGATAAGTTTAAGGACGCAAACGAGTTCTTAACTAATAGGGCTAGTAACGAGTTTAAGACTGCTTGGTGGAATGCTAAGAAGTACACACCAGAGAATGTTCTTAACAGTACACAAGACTTTATATCTCTGTACAAAGATACGCCAGAGCATCAGTATATCCCTACAGGTATTCAAGCACTGGATGATAAGATCCTTGGCTTAATGCAAGGTCACTTTACAGTTATCAAGGCTCCGACTGGCATTGGTAAGACAGAAATAATGCGGTTCTTAGAATACAATATGCTACAGCATAAGGTTCCATTCGCAGCTTGGCACTTGGAAGAGACTAAGCTACGATCACTGCTTGGTCTTGTGTCTTATGAGCTAGGTGATAACTTGACACGCCGGGATCTGATTGCTGAGAAGAATGCTGATGATGCGGTGATGGATGCTATTGAGCGTATCACTAAGGATGAACTGTTTTATCAGTTTTATTTAAGTGACGGTCAGGGTGCTGATGCATTGTGTGACCAGATACGTTACTTTAGTCAGGCGTGTGGCTGTAAGTTTGTCTTCTTTGAACCTATCCAAGATGTTGTTTCTGGCTCATCTGAGGAAGGGAAGGAGCAGATGTTAGCTGATCTATCAGTACGTCTGTCTAAGTTATCCGCTGAGTTAAACGTAGGTATTGTTACTATTGCTCACACTAATGACAATGGTGACCCCAAGTACTGTAAGATGATTGGTCAACGTGCCTCTGTTATTATTGATCTCAGTCGTGACAAGGAAGCCTCTGACTTTGATGAGCGTAACACTACACACATATCTGTACAGAAGAATAGACCCTGCTCAGAAGAAGGCTTTGCTGGTATGATGCGGTTCAATACAGAAACGTTTACCCTTAGAGAGGTTATCTGATGCAGGAATCTTTGTGGAATGATCTACCAGTACATATTAAAGATGTTGAAGATAACAATTCTTATAAAGGTAGTGGTCAAACTAAGGTTTGTAAGATTTGTAATATAGAAAAACCTATAGAAAACTTTGACTCTCAGTATTTTAAAAAGGATGGTAGCAAAAGCCACAGAGGTGATTGTAGATCTTGTACACAGTTCAATCAAAGAATAGTAAGAAATTTGAGAGAAATACACGGCCCACCACCTGATCTATGTGAGTGTTGCGGTAAACCACCCAATGGTGTTACAGGTCTTGTAACTGACCACTGTCACACCACTTATAAGTTTAGAGGCTGGTTATGTACCAGTTGCAATCTAGCTAATGGGCATTTAGGAGATAAGCCCGAAACAATAATGAAATTATATAAATATATGACAAAGGAAAAGTAATGCCAGTTTTTGATATTGAAACTGATGGCTTGGATGCCACAAAAATACACGTACTGTCTTGGGAAGATGACTCCGGTAAGATTAAGAGTACTCACGACTATAATACTATGCGTACATTCTTTGAACAATCCGATACACTTATTGGTCACAACATTATCAGGTTTGATATACCTGTGGTTAATAAAGTATTAGGTATAAAGGTTAAAGCTAAGTTAGTTGATACCTTAGCCCTATCTTGGTACGTTAATCACACTAAGCCAAAGCACGGCCTAGAGACTTATGGAGAGTATTACAATGTAAAGAAACCAGAGGTTACGGACTGGGTAAACTTAACTCAGGAAGAGTATGCTCATAGGTGTAATGAGGATGTAAAGATTAACTCTCGTTTATGGCGTGACTTGGATATCAAGCTTTCAAAGCTGTACCCTAACGATCAAGACAAGTGGCAGTTTATAAAGTACCTATCATTCAAGATGGAATGTGCTGCGGAGCAAGAAGCCTTGAAGTGGAAGGTTGATATTGAGTCTGCAAAAGGTTACCTGTACGTGTGGGAAGCTAAGAAAGAGTTAAAGATAGTTGAGCTTGCGGAAGCTATGCCAAAGCAGATCTTGACTAAGGTACAGCAACGTCCAAAGGTTATGTACAAGAAAGATGGCGAACTGTCTTCTCACGGGGAAAAGTTTGAAGAACTGCGTAAACAGTACAAACAACCAGACAGTGTTCAGTCTTTTGTTGTTAAGACAGGTGAACGTCAGGGTAACCCTAACTCACCAGAGCAAGTAAAAGAATGGCTCTACTCTATTGGCTGGGTTCCTCGAACATTTAAGTTTGTACGAGGGCCAGACGGTGTTGAGCGTCAGGTTCCACAAGTACGTAAGGATGGAGAGCTTTGCCCCTCTGTAACTAAACTTATCTCTGAAGACCCTGCAGTCGCTATCCTAGATGGACTGTCTGTCCTTAGCCACCGTATCGCTGTGCTTAAAGGTATCATAGACTGTGAGTCTGATGGTTATGTACAGGCTACGATTGCGGGAATGACAAACACCTTACGGTTCAAACACGCAAAGCCTTTAGTTAACCTTCCCTCAGTAGAGAAGCCCTACGGTAAAGAGATACGTGGACTACTTACTGCGCCAGAGGGTTACGTTCTATGTGGGGCTGATATGACTAGCCTAGAGGACACGACTAAACGTCACTATATGAAGCCTCTTGACCCTAACTATGTAGCTGAAATGTCTAGGGATGGCTTTGATCCTCACCTTGACCTAGCTAAACACGCCGGGATAATTAGCCAAGAGGATATTGACAAACATAACTCAGGTGAAAAGTCTCTTAAAGATCTACGAAAGAATTACAAGGTAGTAAACTACTCAGCTACCTATGGCGTAGGAGCCGCTAAACTGGCTCGTGAGACAGGTATGTCAAAGAAGGAAGCTCAGAAGCTACTAGATGCATTCTGGTCACGTAACTGGTCAGTACAGAAGGTGGCATCAACACTACGTAAGCGTGAACTGTTTGGCGGTATGTGGGTTCAGAACCCTGTATCAAAGTTCTGGCATAGCCTACGCAGCGAGAAGGATCGTTTCTCTACACTAAACCAAAGCACTGGAGTTTATTGCTTCGATGTTTGGGTTAAGAAATGTCGTGACAAGGACGTTAGGACTGTAGGTCAGTTTCACGATGAAATAATAGCACTTGTAAAAGAAGGAAAGCAGATAGAAACAGCAATGAATATGAACTACTCTATAGAAGAAGTTAACAGACAGCTACGACTGAATGTTGATCTTGGCGTTGATGCACAGTTTGGAAAAACTTACGCAGACATACACTAATTTACTTGACACTACTTAGCTAATAAGCTATAACTAAGTTTCTTTTTAACGCTCAGAAAGGGCATAAGTATGAATACGGAATTAGCAACTTTTGGTGATGATCTTGAAGCAATGATGGGGATCATCCCGGCTAGTACAGACCAATCGTCTACACCAAGTATAACTAGGGTTACTCAGATCCATAAAGCTATTATGGGTATGCAAGATGTGGGCGGTAAGCAAATAAAAGCAGAGATCCTACCTGTTGGAACATATCAAATCACACAGGGTGATGAGGTTGTGTACGCACAACAAGTTACTGTACGAATTATGGCTATTCGTATGCAATGGGTACGGTGGAATAATAACACCGAACAGTTTGAGAAGTCAGTTATGGCACCCACTTTAAAGGGTGACTTAAAGGATAACATTGGTAGCTACAATATTGGGCGTCCTTCTGGTGGTTTTGTAGAGGATTATGACAGCTTGTCTGATGCTATGAAAGAGCATATGAAGTCTGTCAAAAGGGTTAAGGTTCTTATGGGCCACCTGTCTGTAGACTCCCCTGTAGATGAAGAAGGTAACTCTGTAAGCACTACTATCCAAGATATTCCATTTATTATGGACGTTAAGAATCGAGACAGTTTAAAATCTATTGATTCAGTCTTAGCTAGAAAACGTCCTATAGAAGTTCTCACTCAGGAGATTAACTTAACAGGTGACAGTCAGTCTATTCCTAACGGGCCTGATTATGGTGTTATAGTTGCCTCCCCGGGATCAAAGGTTGACATTCAGCCTACTGATAAGGAAAACATCCAAAACTTTCAAGACTATATTGACTACGTAAATAATATGATTTTGGAAAAGTATAATGAGAACTGTGAAGATAATACTATTGAAGGAGAGGTGTTCTAATGAACCACCCTGCAGAGTTATCTGTCTACACGTACTTGCAGAAAGCTATGGCGGGTGAAGTTGCAATGGCAGAGGGGGTGATTGATAAAGTCGCCTCTGATGTCAAGGCAGCTATGCTAAAGCAGTTTGCTAGTGGGCCTCGTGATAGTTTTAGGTTACGTATGTCTAACATAGGTAAGCCTAAGTGTCAGCTATGGTTTGAGAAGAATGATCCAGAAGGTAAGGAACCTTTTCCACCTCACTTCCTTATGAATATGATTCTTGGTGATATTGTCGAGGCTGTATTCAAAGGCTTGCTTACCGCCGCTGATGTTAGCTTCAAAGATAATGATAAAGTTGTCCTAAAACTCCCTAATGGTCAAGAGATTAAGGGGGAGTATGATATGGAAATGGATGGAAGGATTGACGATGTTAAGTCTGCATCTTGGTATTCATACAACAACAAGTTTGACTCTATTGAAGAGATGCAAAAGAGTGACGGGTTTGGATATGTATCTCAGTTAGTTGGTTATTCAGAGGGCGCTGGTAAGGATGTAGGTGGCTGGTGGGTTATCAATAAGAACAATGGTGAGTTCAAATATGTTGATGCTTCCGAGGTAGATAAAGAGAAAGTTCTTAAGGATATTCAAGACACTGTTGATTATATTGACAATGATGAACCTTTTGAACGTTGCTTTCAACCTGTTCCAGAGACTTATCGCAAGGTGCCTAGTGGTAATATTGTGTTAAATGATGGGTGTAATTTCTGTCAGTTTAAACATAAGTGTTTCCCTAATCTAAAAGTACTACCCTCAAAAGTGTACAAGGGTAAACTAACGCCACCCCTAGTTAATTATGTCGAAGTTAATGGCTAAGAGAAGACATAACACTAGGTTATATCGCAGTGGTCTTGAAGTTGAGGCCGCTGCTTTTTTATCGGAGCATCAAAAAGAAGTTCGATACGAGAAGTTAAAGATAGAGTGGGAAGATCTAAAATACCGCACATATACACCAGACTTTGAACTGGACAACGGTATTATTATAGAAACCAAAGGTATCTTTAGCGCAGCTGACAGAAGAAAGCATCTTGAAATACAAAGACAACACCCTAAGTTAGATATAAGGTTTGTCTTTAGTAATGCTAACTCTAGACTGTACAAAGGTGCAAAGTCTCGTTATTCAGATTGGTGTAATAAGTATGGTTTCAAATGGTCACATAGACTAATACCAAAGGATTGGTTGACAGAGCGTGGAAAACCTTGTAAAGAAGTTAGAATAACTGTAAAAAGAAGGAAAGCCTAATGGCTCGTTATGAAGTTAAAGAAGATGAAGCGGCATTAGTTGTTAAGCCTGTTATAGAAGAAGATGGAAGTTGGTCAGGAGATATTGCTACTGGTATATATGTTTCTCCACATCTTGACACTGATACACAAGCTCACTTAGTACACGTTATAACACTTATGTCAGCCTTTCTAGATTGGGTTGAAGGATACCCAGAGATCTTAGATGAGATTGAAGATCATCGTAATATGTTAATGGAAGATTATATGGAAGAGAAGAAGAAACCAGAGATAACTAGAGAAGGTAATGTTCTTCGCCTTACTAGATGGACAAAGACAGAGGGAAGTGCATAATGACAGACTTTGCTATAGAAGAACTCTTTGAAGGTATGGAAGAAGAGTTTACTAAGAAAGAGCCACCAGTAACGGGTCACAACCCAGTAAGTAAGCCAGTTCATTACAATCAGGCAGGTATAGAGTGTATCGAAGCTATACGCGCAATGACTTGTAAGATGGATGGTACTAGTGCTTATATGGCTGGCAATGTACTGAAATACGTTTGGCGTCACGAGTATAAAAATGGTTTAGAAGATTTAGAAAAGGCTCAAGTGTATCTTGGTTGGTTAATTGAAAACTATAAAGGAAAACATAAATGAGAAAGTTTAGTATAACTTTTCTTCTTAAACTTGATGAAGACAATCACATCCTGTCCTCTGTAGAGGAAGCTCACGAGGAAGATGTTTATGATTACATCAAAGACTTGTTCTATGACTCAGAGGCAATTAAATTAGAAAACTTAAATATAAAGGAACGGCAATGATTAACGAGACAGATCTAGAAGCATTTGGGTATTTTGATATGTTTCAGAATAGTCCTGACTATAGTAAAGACCCTGTTAGGTTTTACAGTCAGTTTGTTGAAGACAAGGTTTTCACTAAAGGTAGAGAGCGTTTATTAGAAAACACTCTAGGTCTATGCGGTGAAGCAGGAGAGGTGGCTGAAAAGATCAAGAAGGTCTTTAGAGATAAAAATAAATTTAGTGATGAAGATATCTTGAAAGAATTAGGGGATGTCTTATTTTATGTAACAGCCCTATCAAATATCTTTGGGGGTAATCTACAAAAGACTATGGAAATGAATATGGCAAAGCTTGACGATAGAGAGCAGCGTGGTGTTTTAAAGGGATCAGGAGACAATAGATGAATAACTACCTACCAACAGACTACCAGAGCTTTATTGCTCTGTCACGATACGCCAAGTACTATGACGGTCAGGGGCGTGAGACTTGGGGTGACACAGTTCAGCGATATGTTGATAACGTAGTACACCCTAAGACGGGTAAAGATAGCTATGTTAAGCGTATTAGTGAAGCTATTATGAACCTAGAAGTTATGCCATCTATGCGAGCTATTATGACTGCAGGGCCAGCACTTGACAGAGACAACACTGCCGGGTATAACTGTAGTTACTTACCCGTAGATGACCCTAAGTCCTTCGATGAGGCTATGTACATTCTCTTGTGTGGTACTGGTGTCGGATTCTCCGTCGAGAGGCAGTATATCAGTAAACTCCCAGAAGTTCCTGAGTTGTTCGATAGCGATACTGTTGTCGTTGTCAAGGACAGTAAAGAGGGTTGGGCTAAGGCGTTCCGTCAAGTTCTTGCACTCCTCTGGGCTGGTGAGATCCCTAAGTGGGATGTTTCTCGTGTACGTCCTGCAGGTGCTAGGCTTAAGACGTTTGGTGGTAGAGCTAGTGGCCCAGCGCCTCTAGTAGAACTATTTAACTTTGCTATCACTACGTTTAAGAACTCACAGGGACGTAAGCTATCCAGCGTTGAGTGTCACGATCTTATGTGCTTCATTGGTCAGATAGTCGTAGTTGGTGGTGTACGCCGTAGTGCTATGATTTCTCTGTCTAACCTGAGTGATGATCGTATGCGTCACGCTAAGTCAGGTCAGTGGTGGGAGACTGCTAGTTGGAGAGCCTTAGCTAATAATAGCGTTAGTTACACTGAAAAGCCTGATATGGAAACGTTTATGCGTGAGTGGATGGCATTAGTTGAGTCTAAGTCAGGTGAGCGTGGAATCTTTAATCGCCAAGCAAGTAAGAAACAGGCTGAGAAATATAACCGAAGGGATAGTAATTACGACTTTGGTACTAACCCCTGCAGCGAAATAATTTTGCGCCCATATCAATTCTGCAACTTAACAGAGGTAGTTGTACGTGCTACAGATACTATTACAGATCTGGAAAGAAAGGTTCGTATGGCTACGATTCTGGGAACCATTCAGTCATCCTACACAAAGTTTCCCTACTTGCGAAAGGTGTGGGCAAACAACACAGAAGAAGAGCGGTTGCTTGGTGTGTCACTTACGGGAATAATGGACAACCCTCTTATGACATCAGCAAA